CCTTTATATAAAGCGAGTTTTTCAAAATTGATACCCCGAAGGCGTATCGAAAATCTGGTTACGGTATCCAGCGACATCGTAGTGTCATGTCCGCTTTAAAACACTCCGTACTTAGCGGTCCTAAGGTGAAGTCAAAAATATTTATAACAGATTTAATATGATCCTGGTTTTTTACCAATATTATATTTTGGCGTTAATTCCCAATCATCCTTTTCTTTGTGTGACAGAATCTTAATCTGTGACAGAAAAATAGGTAATGGAGTTTCAATCTGTTTAGGATTAACTAATGTTACCAGTTCCCAATCAGATAATAACTTGGCAATAGCATTTCTACGAGATAAATCATTTTCTGAAATATCAGTAGGTTTGCCATCTAAGGCAAATAATTCTTTAAAATGTACAATGTAATACCGACCTTGTTTATGTAGAATATGGCAAGATTGGTAAAGTGTACGGTCTTTCTTGGAAGCTACACCGATGCGTGTGAGGGTTTCTCTAACCTTTAGAAAATCATCTCTTTCACCTAATGTAACCTCAACTAAATCGATAATTGAGATCATTATTTTGTCACTCCGCCTTTTGTTGTTTTTGCTTTTATTTCAGCGATCTGTTCATCATTAAGAATACGCAAAGCTTCTTTAGCTTTCTCGTTGGAGTAACCAAAGTATTGTTTAACACATTCTATATCTTTGTCAACCTCTGATTTCTGCCACGGTTGGAATTTCCGTTTCATAGGTCTTATGGTATTTAGAAGGTATGAATATTGCATATCCGGTTCGATTCCCGGATTCTTATTCAATTCATTAACATATAAAACACAGTCCATGTGATAGGACAAGGCTCGGTTGACAATAAATGGCTTATATTCTTTGAAGTCTAATTCGTCACGGAATACACTTTTCTTAGTCTGTAGGATGGATGGCAAGATTTCTTTGAATAAATCTGGCATCACTTAAACTCACAATCCACCATAATCTCGGTCAAACAGGCAACCATATTAATTTCATGGTCAGAAACAAAGGCAGCTTGATACTGATACTTAGCTAAAATGAGAACCAATTGTGGTACAGAACCAGGTTTCAAGATTTCATACAAACCATCATATAGTTTACGATAGATTTTAACAGGATCATTGTCTAGATTTGAAGTTACCCACTTACGAGTAGATGCAAAATCTTTACTCTTTAATGCTGTAATCAATGAACCAAGTTCAACATCAGCAATATTAGAAAGAATACCTTTATCAATAGAACCAGATACGGAATATCGTTGCAATTCATTAAGAACTCTACGATTGTCCGGAAAGTGTTTCATGATAACGGCTGCAACTACATCTTTATCATAGGTCACTTTTTCTTGTTCAAGTATCCACTCCACCCGCTTCATGAAAGATGCGGCCATTTTTGCTTTGTTACCATTGATTTTGAAATCGATAACAGAACAACGAGAATGAATCGGATCAATAATACGATTCTTAAAGTTACAAGTAAAGATGAATGAACAGTTTGAGGAGAACTCCTCGATTGCACCACGCAACGCTGGTTGTGTGGAATTAGGATTTAGATAGTCTGCTTCGTCAATAATAACTACTTTGCGGCCACCCATGAGAGAAACCGATGAAGCATAGTTTTTAATTTTAGTACGGAGAACATCAATGCCAGACTCATCAGAGCCATTAATAAGAAGCCAGTCACAACCAACTTCTTGGCAGAGAGCTTTAGCAATTGTCGTTTTGCCAACACCTGCCGTACCTGAGAGTAATAAATTCGGTATTTCTTTTCTAGCGACATAATCCATAAATGTGGATTTGATTGCATCCGGTAGGATACAATCTTCCACTTTTTGTGGCCGATATTTCTCGACCCATAATAAATGTTCCATCACAAACTCCCATAATATATTAGACTACTTATTTTACTTCTGTAATACCTTCAAATAATGCTTCAAATTCTTTAAACTCTGCAACTTCTTCTTGTAAGGATTGGTTTAGATAAACCTTGGCCATACGTTTAATGAGTTTCTTTGGAATCTTTAGATTATCAAATGTAACATCAACAATCTCTTTGATTTGACTTTGCTTTACTTTGATATTATATTGATGCTCATTAATTTCCGTAATGGCACCCAATAATTCTTTAAGTTGCTTATCGTCAAAAGTTCCAAACAAGGTTTGAATTGTTGTCATTATTGAGCCTGTACTTTAAGTACAACCTCATCATAAGATTCATCAACTACCAAATTACCATTGGTAAGGCCGATGATTGTCTTGCCAGCTTGATCACCCTCTAAAGCAGTAAACACAGCAACAACATATACAGAATTAATTGCAACGCTGTTTTTTGTAACAGCATCAGTAAAGGTTAACAACATTTTTTATTCTCCGATTTTAGTTTCTTTAGCCTCAAATGCGATCCAATATTGAATATCATCTTTGGTATTTGTAAAGTGTCCGATGCCTTTGAATGAAATCTTAACATCGTAACTTCCTGGTATAAGTTTGATATTCTCTGTTTTGAATACAATCTTATATGTTTTACCATTACCTTCTCCAACTTCAATTGAATTGGTGTGTGCTGAATTATCAATAGCATCAAAAGTAACAATCTCAACCGTATCACCATCAGACTGCACGGCAATATGTGGTGAAGATAATACTGAAGCGGTTTTCATAACCCACTCATAATCTTCTGCTGTTAAATTAAATTCACAATCAATAGAAGGTAAAGTAATTTCTTTTTCTGGTGGAACAACAATCATTTCTTTTGCAGTCATACGATAATTTGTTTTACGCTTGCCGCTTTTGAAAATTACATCAGAACTATTAAATTCAAGTTCAGCAGAATCTTTAAACAAAGAATTTACTGAAAGAAATTGGTTCAAATCATAGATACAAAAATCTTGTGGGAAATCATCTTTAAGATTTGCTTGAGCCAAAACAGTTTTACCGGAAGATACTGTGGTAAGTTTAGTGCCTTTTTTAAATTGAATTCCTTGATTAATACTTGAGAAATTCTTTAACACGGTTAGTGTTTCATTTGATAACTTCATTTTACTTCTCCATTATGTAGATTACTTTGATTTAGAATACATTATATCATGTTCGTACAGAAACATCAAGCCACACATAGCATGAGCTAGATGATGTATACCAGATTCAGGATCCATTTGTTCTCCACGCTTCCAAGCCCACACATGACGTTGTACTGCATCAAAGTATCTGCGTTTAGCATCAGGTACTACTTGCCAATTATCTCTTTCATATTTCTGAGCACCAAAAGTTAATACCTTTACAGTTTCTTCTAGTGCTAATGGTGGTAACAAACCGTATTCTAGTTTGCCGCCATCGAATTTACGACCTGGTTCTTTATCTGGTGCTGGCATCTTGGATTGGGTCATTACATTTCTCCAACAAAACTAGCAACAGCAGGCATATCTCCTTGGAAATGATATGTACCAATGTGTGAAGTTTTCATCCATGGGCAAAGGTAGATTGATCCACCAATTTTACGCCACATTTGACAAAACATATAATCTTCAGACAAGTAACGATCAGAACCACCGCCAGTAATTGAATTGACTGTATCAATAACCGTATCAAAGAAAGCATGAATATAACGTGAACCATCAAAATTAGCTTGGCCTACATGGTCTGGCTTATAACGAATCGAAGGATAAGCTTCAGTCATTTTAGCAAATACTTCACGTTTAATCATCATGAATCCAGTACCAATTTCTAATACATCTAAAGGTTCGGTTACTGAGAATTGTGAAGTACCTTTTACTGGATTGAAAACATAATCACCAGTAACTTTTTCCAACTGTTGAGCATCCATGTCAGGATTCTTAATAATAGCTTTTTTGACCGAAGACCATTTAATGGCTTTCTTAGGATAAGGACCGCCAATAACATCTTTATCAAGTGCTAACAATGCAATAACGTCTTGTGGATTAAAATGTACATCCGAATCGATGAACAACATATGTGTACAATCGGAACGATGAATAAACTCGTCAACCAAATAGTTACGAGCACGGGTAATTAGCGACTCATTAAACAAGAATGAGAATTTGATTTGAATGCCATACTGCATACACATACCTTGCAAATCAAGACATGCTTTCATATACAAACCGTGGTTTACACCACCATACATTGGTGTTGCTACAAACAGACTTTTTGTTTGTAAATCTTCTTTTTTGATTGAAATTTCCATTTGCGCTCCAAGAATATAAAAAAGGGGTATCACCTTTCGGTGAAACCCCACATCAAACTACCTATTAGGCAGTAAATGAATAACCAGACTTCAAAGCGGCTTTAACAAGGCCTTTAGTTGGTGTACCCAAACGGTAGAAAGAAACTTTCTGACCATCAACAGTTTTAGTGTTGGTATAGATTACATTACCTTCTTTACGCAATTCTTCAATGCGTGCTGAAACGTTTGTAATACCAAAACGGCGTTGGGCTTGTTTGGTTGTGAAAGTGTTGTAGCCAGAGGTTTGTTTCAAAGCGGCCAACATCTTTTGTTTTGCGGATAATGTCATTGTAATACTCCATAGTAAGTTAAAATAAATCCTTGCTTTGAGCAAGTTCACACAGTATATCATTTATATATGTGTATTGTCAAGCGTTTATCTCCCAACTTGTGGTAAATATTTCGCTTTGGTATCTTTCCACGACAAATAGATTAAATCATCGTAGAAAAGAGTTTCGTAGGATACGGTATTCTTCTTTTGAAGCTGTCTAATTCTTGGTTTTGCGTAACGAGTTTTCCAAATATTGGATAAAGCCTCTTCACTTGTATCAAATGATTTTACTAAATCTGTATCCGTAATTTCTTTACGGAGATATTCATTAGTATTATCATAAAGTGGTGCAAAGTAAATTCCACGTTGATGTTCAGTACGAATAAGTTGTTTTGGTATACCAAGTTTTGGATAAGCAAAATTTAATGAACGATTCTTATGGTCACGTTTAAGTGGAAGTCCTTGTTGATTCTTAGCTGCCCACCATTCAAAATATTTACGAGGTTCAGTTTCTTTAATCCAATCAAACAACATCGCTTTGGTTGCTCGTGATGGTTCAAAGGCAACCGATCCAGAGGAGAATCCCATAGCATTCCAATGTTCCAGTCCATCATATTGTGATAGTCCACCAACTTTTGTTTTACCATAAAGAGATGTTGTGGTAACTCCAACAAGAACATCACCATATCTTTCTTTCCAGTCTTTTTGAACTGTATCAGATAAACACAATAAGGCCAATAACTTTCCGCCTGTATAGTTCCAACCAAGGGGTTGTAATGGAACGATTGTAGAACCGATGGCGGTGTGATTAATCATTCCTTGTTGTGTCTTAACATCTCTAGCCCATCCAATCGCCTTATCTCTCGGAGTTAAGTCCAAGAAGTCGGAACTGATACAGATTACACCAAGATATTTACCAGTAACTTCATCTTCTACTGTATAGAATAGGTTACGACCAATATTACTATTATTCTTCATAGTAGAAGTAAATGTACGAATAGCATTCCATGTTTCAGCTAATTCACCATTATGTAACTTCATAACAGGTTTTAATTTCAGATAATCATCAGGCTCGGTTGGCATCCAAAAGTTTGCTTTAACTTTGTCAACTAATTTTTTCTGTTCAGGACTTATCATTTGAACTTCAGGTCCAAACAAGGTAGAAACTTCTTCTACTGGATATCGTTCTTTTACTTCACACCATTTTTGGTACAAGGTATATTCACGAACATCCATTTGTGAAGCATAAGTTAAATCCTTAATAACAATTTCAATAAGTTCATCTTTGTTAATGTGTTTAAACTTTTCGACAGGATTAGCCTCAGACCAAGCTTGCCATTGTTTTTCTACAAATTCTGGAGGTGTTGCCATATTATCGTATTCTCAAATTTTTCATAATTTTATTTCGTTTTTTTATACCAGACTCTAGAGCCATTGGTTTACAACGATTAGTATACACTATTCCGTTCAAATGATCAAGCTCATGTTGAAAACATCGAGCAGATATACCAGAAAACGTGGTACCTTTCCATTCTCCATTGAAATCTTGATATCGAACACCAATCTCAGAAGGTCGAGTAATTCTTATTCCCAAAAATGGAAAAGATAAACAACCTTCAACCATATGCGATTCATCTTTAGACAAATTGATAATTTCCGGATTAAAAAATGCCACATAATTATCTTCGGAACCCATCACAAAAACACGATGTTTAAATCCACATTGATTGGCAGATAATCCATAACCTCGATGTAATTTACAGGTCTCCACTAGGGAGGAAGCAAATTCAATTGGATTTACCGGTGAATTAATAAAATCAAAATCCGGTAATGCTTCGGTTAAAACTGGATGTTCTTCGGATACCAACTGAAAAACAGGAATCTGTTGTGTTACTATTCCAGTAGAATTTAAAGCATCTTCTGTATTAAATGTAATTAGTTCACTCATTGTTTATTTCTTCCATTAGTTCATTAAATACGGCATGGGCCAAATCAAATGCTACTAATGATTCTGGTAATATATCCATAGTTAATTTAGCGTTTAAATTTTTAATCAAGGTTGGTCGTTCTTCAAATTGATAAAACATACCTGAACCAGGAACTCTTTTTGCAATTACCTTACCGCCATATAGATCACCCATATGTCTTACATAAACGTGGGCTAATAATTTTGATTTGTCTGAATAATATAATTCAATAATTCTAGCACGCCAAGCTTCAGTAGATTTCATTCGTAATACGCCTGGTCCACTACCCAATTCAACCAAATCTGTAATAATATTTTCTGATCGTTTAATGCCAGGCAAATCTGATAATATACCGGACATTTCTGCAAAATATTCTATGTTACTATAAACTACAAACATTTCTTGTAAGAACCTAATATACTGTTCTTTGGTTATATACTTGTTTAAAATATGTTGAATGTACGGACTATTTTCTACCGCAACGTGTTTTTCTTTTGTGTGTTCGTTTAAGATACTCATTTTGCTATCTCCTATTTAAAAAATTAACACCTAAACTTATTTTTCTATCTGACTGAAATTATTGACCTTTTTGAATTTAATAATTGACCTAAATTTATCATACAACTGATCACCTTTATGAGAAATAACAAATACATTAGTATCTTTACCCATT